AAGAAGTTTTAACTGAATTTATTTGTGAAAATTGTAAAAGAAAGAATTCTATAACAGAAAAAGAAGAAGTTGTAGAAGAGAAAAAAGTATCTAACTGGCCAAATGATTTAGCAAGAATAAAAGGAATAGGAAATGAAACAGTAGAAGATGTTAAAAGAATATATGCTTCAGAAGAAGAATTAAAAATTGCTTTAAAACGTGACAATGTTCCGCTAAGGAATGATGTTGTGGAGAAACTAAAAAAGCATTTTATTACAATGAAAGGAGGTAATTATTAATGACATATAAATATATAGGTGATAGTAATCAGTTATGTTTTCAATTTGAAAGTGGAACGTATGCTAATACAAGTGGTACAAGACAATGGATTGGATTAGTTCAAGACCATACACCATCAGAAGGAGCAGGAGTTAATCCGATTAGATTTCAAGGTAACTATAACAGAAATATTGGATTATTTACTGACGGACAATTAGAATACACCGGAACTTTTACATATTATCCTCAAGACTGGAAAATGTTAGCATTTGCGGTTGGTAGTACTGGAATATCTGCTGGTAGTAGATTAATTAGAGAAACTAACAGCGATGATGTAAGCTATGCAATTACAGGACAGAGTTTAAACAGTTTCACATTAGAAGACAGTAAGAAAACTCCAAATACTGGAGGTAATTTTATAAGAACATTTAATGGTTGTATGATAGATACATTTGACTTAACTTTAAGTGAAGGAGAAATTTGTTCAGTAGATGTAGGATATGTGGCGCAAAGTGTAGATTTCAGTTCAGGAACAATAACTGCTGTTACAGCAAGAACAACAAAACCTTATATGTGGAGCGACGTTACTGTGCATTTACCATCAGGAACAACTCTTACTAATGCTACTGAATTTAACTTTTCATTGAATAACAATATTGAAAGTAGATTCCCATTAAACGGAAGTAGAACATTAGAAAGTCCTCAACCTCTTAGCAGAGATTATGAAGTAAGTTCAACATTCCTTATGGATTCGTCGAATGCAAAAACACTTTATGACCAGTATTATATTGGAGGAAGTAGTTTTAATTCAATGGTAGAAATGAAAGCAGTAGCTGGAAGTGCATATATAATCATGAGCGGTTGTAGAATAACTGAAATGGAGACACCAAGTCCAGTAGAAGGATTACATGAACAAACAGCAACAATTATGCCAACAAGCGTAAATGTTAATGTTTACGATAGTATCGGAAGCTACAACGCGTGGTAAAATTAAATTATTATTTTTCTCAATTTATTTTTAAGAGAAAACAAAAAATAGAATACATAAGGGAGGACCCAAAACATGGAAACAAGAAAAGTAAAACTTTCAAACGGAAAAGAGTATGAAGCAAAAGAAATTAAATATAAAGAATTAGTAGCTTGTGCATCGTTAGATAAGGAATTAGCATCTAAGTTTTTATTACAAAAAGCAACTCAATTAACGGATGAAGAATATGAGGAGTTAGGAATGAAAGATGGAATTTTATTACAAACTGCTGTTAATGATTTAAACGGATTAACTGAAAGTTTTTTGCAGACAGCTCCATAAAGAAGCAGTTTTTAGGTGATTTAGCAATATGCGACCACTTTAAATGGAGCTTATCTGAAGTTTATGATTTAACAATTAAAGAACGTATGATGATAAAAGAATATTTTAAACAGTTAGAAAGAGAACAAAAGAAAGCTAATAGAAAAGCAAAGGCCAGCAGGGGGAGACATAGATAATGGTATTAGGTAATTTATTATCAGGAGCAGCAGGAGGAGCCACAGTGGCAATTGTTATAAAAGCAGTTGACCAATTTAGCGGAGTATTTAAATTAGCAAATAAAAGTTTATTAGGAGTAGGGGCAGCTGTTACTGCAGTTGGTATAGCCGGAGCAGGATTAATAGGTGGATTAATAAAAGTAGCAGGGGAATTCGAACAGACTAATATTGCATTTACAACTATGTTAGGAAGTGCAGAAAAAGCAAAAACAGTATTAAAAGATTTAGCAGATTTTGCTACAAAAACACCCTTTACAATAAGAGATGTTGAACAGAATTCTAAATTATTATTAGCAATGGGAATAGAAGTAGATGACCTTCTTCCTACTATGAAGTCATTGGGAGATGTATCGGCAGGACTAAGTGTTCCATTAGAACGGCTTGCTCTTAATTTTGGTCAAGTAAAAGCTCAAGGAAAATTAACCGGAAGAGAATTAAGAGATTTTGCTATCGCTGGTGTTCCTTTGGTTGCCGAATTAGCAAAAAATCTTAATGTTGCAGAAAGCGAAATTGCATCAATGGTTTCTGCTGGTGATATAGGGTTTGCCGAAGTAGAACATGCCTTTCAAACAATGTCTGGGGAAGGTGGAATATTTTTTAATTTAATGGATAAACAAAGTAAAACATTTTCAGGACAAGTATCAAATATACAAGATAGTCTTATTAAAGTTGCTCGAGTAATGGGAGATGTATTTTTACCGGCAGCCAGATGGGTTGCTGAACAATTAGCCATATTAGTATCATGGTTTGAACAACATCCAAAACTAGCTACATTTACTGCCATTCTACTAGGAGTAGTAACTGCATTAGCACTTATTATCGGACCTCTTTTAATAATACTGGCGTTATTACCAGCAATGATAGCTGGTTTTGGAACATTATCTGCAGTTACATTGCCTATAACGGTAACAATATTAGCAATCGCAGCAGCAATAGCAGCATTAATAGCAATATTTGTTTGGTGGGATGAAATAATTGTTTATTCAACAAAAGGAATATTATGGGCAGCTGGTATTTGGGATAAAACTTGGGAATGGGTTAAAGATATGTTTGTTATTGGATGGGCATACATAAAAAATGCCGCAATATCTGGATGGAACTTTTTAATTGATGTATATCAAAAAGGAATGGAAAAAATTGTTAATTTTTTAACCCCTATTTTTAATATCATTAATTCTGCATCAAGAAAATTAGGTTTTGGAAATCTTGTTGATGTAAAAGAATTACATACTCAAATTAAAGCAATGGATTCGTTAAAGGGAACCATGACAGATATAGGTGCGTTAGAAAGTAAACTAAAATCTGAAAGAGAACAACGAGCAGATGCATTTGAATCGATATCAAATTCAATATATGAACAAATAAAAGCACAAAGATTAGGAACAGAAGAAACAGAAAAACAAGTTGATGCTGTAAATCAGCAAAATGCAGCATTAAGTAAACAACAACAGTTAGTAAAAGATTTAAGTGGATATAAAGTATTGGTTAGTAGAGATGCAAAAACAGGAGAATTATCATATGGGGATGTTTTTAAAGCCGGGGGATTTTCTTCAAGTGAATTTGAATCAAGAGATGCTTATGAACAAGCCCGAAGAGGAGCAGGAATGACTATTAATATAGATAATGTTAATGGATTAGACCCAGACGAAATTGCTGCAGCATTAAATGAAAAATTAAAAGATATTATGACAATATGACAGTAAACATTAAAATAACAATAAATGATGTAGAAGTATTTTTTGATACTTGTAATGTAACTAAATCTCTTAATGATGTTAATTCAATTACTAAATTTGTTGCAAGAATTAATAATTATAAAGGACAGTACACAGATTCATTTGTAATAGGAGATGAAGTAAAAATTTATATTGATAAAGATGTTTCTCCTGCTACGACTCAAGTGTTTTTAGGGATATTAGAAGAAATAAATAAAACAGGAAAAGAATTATCTGAAGTATTAACAATATCAGGAAGAGATTATACTGCCAGATTAGTCGATAGAACAGTTGAGCCAGAAGTTTATACATCACAAACCGCAGGTGATATTGTAAAAGACATAATTTCTAAATATACTGACGATATTACTACGACTAATGTTCAAGACGGATTAATTGTTGATAAAATAACTTTTAATCAAACACCCGTGTATGATTCTATAAAACAACTTTCGGAACTAAGCGGATATATTTTTTATATTGACAATTCAAAAGATTTACATTTTGAAGAAGGAGGATTGTCTTCATCTGGACAAACGTTTAATAATACTAATATTTTACAAACATCATTTAAAGAAAGAAGAAATACTGTTTACAATCAAGTTTGGGTTTATGGTGATAGATATTTAGATGGATATAAAGAAGATTTTGCAGCAGACGGAACAGGCAGTGTTTTTACTCTTTTATATAAGCCACATAATACTGAAGTTACACTCGGGTCTGGTGTGTCATCAAAAATAGATATACAGCCAGGAGCAATTTATCAATTAACTTTAACTCCTGGAAGTGATGTAAAATATTTAGTAAACTATGATGAAAAACAAATAGTTTTTACTTCTGGAACTCAACAAGGAGATAACGTTCCAAAAACAGGAAGTCAAGTTTATATAAATTATAAAAGAGACTTGCCGATTGTTAAAGTAGGAGATAATGATGTTAGTCAACAACAATATGGAAAAAGAGTAAGAGTAATTCAAGATACAAATATTAAAGACCCTTTAACTGCATCAGCAATAATGTTAAAAGAATTAGAAGACTATTCTGACCCAACAAAAGAAGGAACACTTCAATTGAAAGATATTGTTAATCTAAATGTAGGAGATACATGCGTTGTTAACATTCCAATTTACTCAATAAACAATACTACATATCAAATATTAGAATGTGTTTATAATTTTAATAAAGCAACAGAACAATCAGGGGAAGTTCTTACAATAAAAGTAAATAAAAAGATTCCAGACATTACTAACACATTGAAAGATATTCTTTTACAATTAAAAAAATTACAAGGAGCAGATTTTAGTGATAGTGATTTATTAACAAGGTATAAATATACGACTGGAAGTTTTGGAATTAGACAAAGCGGACTTGTTGTTAGTAGTAGATTTTTAGGTAGTGATTACGTTTGGGGATATAGTAATATTGACCATCCTTTTGTATGGGGAGCAAGCGGAAGTGGATTATGGTTAGGAAGTTATGCTTATCCAGATTATGATATAATTTATTCGGGAGGTTATTTCTAATGGTTGTTTTAGATTACGGTAAAAGACAGGTTGCATTAATATTATCAGGAAGTACAACTACAATTCCTTCATATTTTATGATTGGAAGTGGTAGTGGAACTGTTGTTTCAACTCAAACAGAATTATTTAGTCCTACAGATAGACAATTAGTAACGTCTGTAAATGGGTCTTCTACTTACAAAGTTAAATTTACTGGAGATTGGTCAAATTTAGAGGTTAGTGGAACTTCTTTTAGAGAATGGGGAGTATTTATATCTGGAACTGGATTAACTGGAAGTGCTTGGAGTAAAACATGTATAAATAGTTTATTTGAATTTAATGGAACAGAAGAGTTAAGAATTGAAGAAGCGTGGGAGGTATATTAATTATATAATTTAAAATAAATAATTTTTAAATTATATAAAATTAAAAATAATATGGCAATAAAGAACGGAAGTTTACCCGATGCTGACGAAGTAATAAATGCATTCGGAATTATTTTTAAAAATATGTCACAAAATTTGTTTAATGCAAAATATATAGGTTTTAATGCAAATTTGAATGTAGCAACTGGGGCACCGAATTTAAAAAATTGTGTTTATGATGTTATGGATTCAGATAGTGCAGATACTAATACTGGATTTTCATATGATAGTTCAAATGATTATTACTATACTCCTGATTTAACAGAATGCATAGTTATCGAAGCAACCAGTTATGATGATACTTGGTCTAATGGAGATAATGATGTTTACGTTCAAGAAATTACTACAGGAAAATGGTTGGTCTTTTGTGATACTGGAACTACAACAGTTCATAGGGCACAAATACATAAAAGCTTATGGTATGGTACAGATGGGACAGACAAATTAATCTCAGATTTTGCAAGTGTGACAGCAGTAAAAACAACTAATGCGTCTGATGTAGGAAAAAGAGGAAGTTATGTAAACGCCGCAATGACAAGTACCGGACAAGCTGGAACCTATACTGGAACTTTTGCAGATACCTCAACAAACACTGGATGTTCAAGTTGGAGCATTGTTTATGTTAATACTGGTTCTGCAACATATTGTAGATGGGAATTTCCTTCTGGAACAGTTTTAAATACAAGGACTGGGGCAGGAACAACAGATGAATTCGGAATTGATACTTCTGGAGATGATGCAGATAATCCTGCAGATTGTCAATGCGATGGTAGTTTTGCAGGAGACAATATTGGATATGTAAGGTCTATTATTTTACATTCAGGAGCAATAAGCTGGGTAAATTCTGGATGGGAGACCATATCAAATGTAGATTCATATGATGACTTGTCAATACCTATCTTTACTGCAACAGCAGATGCAGACATAGAAGTCTCAACATTAATTTTTAAAGACACTGCAAGTGAAACAGTTACAAATGCAATAATGACTATGAATTATTCAATAGACGGAACAAATTCTGCCCAATTAAGTTTTAGCGCAGATGGGACAAATTGGACAAATGCTACAGATGCCGAAATAGTTCGCCCAACAAATACCGGAACAAGCATATGGAGAAGAATTCAGATAACTAGAGCAGATTTCACTGCTTCAGATAAAGTATCAGAAGAGGCGTGTGTTTACAACTTATACTAATGAAAACATTCGAAGATAAATTAAAAATTAGAAAAGAAGAAGAAAGAACATTTGCAAAAGAATCATCTCTTGGAAAAATCCAGGACGCAATTTCAGAACTAAAACTAAGAATTGAGGAATTGGAGAAATGAAAACCGGAGACGTAATTTTATTTGATTGGGAAGGGGGTTGGCTTAGAAAATTAATTCGGGCTTATAATCAAAAGGTTTATGGAGTTAAAGGTTGGACGCATTGTGGAATTATTGTTAAAATAGAAAGCAATGGAGATTGTTTGGTTTATGAAGCATTAAGTAATGGTTTTGACACTATTAATTGGAAAGGAAACCAAAATTATTATTCAAGCGAGTATCTTAAAATGGCACAAAAAGAAGGAATATTAACATTAATGAAAACTAAAAGACTAATTGTTAATGTAAAAAAATGTTGTGATAAATATGCTGGAACTCCTTACGGTTGGTTAGATTTAATTGGAATAGTATTATTTTCTATGTTTGGATTTAAAGGATTGAGTATCACAGGCGCTAAAAGATTAATTTGTTCAGAAGCGGTAGCAAGAGTTTTATATGATGCTTCAAATAAAGAAATAGATTTTGAAAAAGAGTTTGATAAAAAATATGATTTAATAACTCCTACTGACATATTCTTATCTAAACAATTGACAGAGATTAAATTATAGGAGGTAAAAAAATGGTAAAAAAAATAAATTATAGTTATTTAATTGGTTGTTGGAAGTCATTAAAAAATGTTCTTATAGTAGCAGGTATTCCGGCTCTTATTTTTCTGGTTGATAATT